ATGCAAAAAAGAAATGGCCAAATAATTGGAAAGAAAAAATTTCATGGTTTCATGCTAAATATATTATTGGCGACTTAGAACAAAAAGAAATAGATATCATTAAACACCAACATGAAAAACAAGATTGGGGCTGGAAATGTAATGACATTCCAATGTGCAATCATTGTGATAAAGAATTATGTAAAACAAGAACTTATGGAATCGGGGGTCAAGCTATATTTCCCGACTTAAACGATCTTCAAGAAATTCAGTTGGAAGAACCTTATTATTATTTAAATGTGGATGGTAAACGTCTTAAACTTCCAAGTGCTAAATATTTAAAACAACAGTCCTTATTTGAAGAAGCCTGCATAGCAGGAATTGGATTATACCCGCCAAGCATGAAACTCAAAGACTGGAAAATCCTTGTAAATCAATTACTTAAGACACGAGAAATTATTACCCCTCCAACAGGAACGACCAAAAAAGATCAACTGACAAATCATCTTGAAGAATTTTGTACTAATCGTGGATCTTCAACCGTAGAAAAAGAAGATATTAAAAAAGGAAGTGTCTACACGAACGAGGGAAAACATTATTTCTTGTTTGATTCTTTTTACTACGGCTTCCTTCAACGAAGACGATGGGACGTTAAGTTTCAAGAAACAAGTCAGATGCTCAAGGAAGAATGTGATTGCACTACGGATCGAATAACAATAGGAAAAAATAGACCAACGGTCACCATCGTAAACTCATTCGAAAAACCACCCGAAGACTATAAAGCTAAGGAACTTAAACCAAAGGATTCTTTTTAATGTTTAAAAGATGTTTTATAGAAAGTTTTATAGATGTAGGAAGTGGGTTTATTTTAGCTATTTTAATACAACTTTATATCTTTCCTTTCTTTGGACTTTATCCAACTGTATGGGATAGCATAGGGATTGCTTTAATTTTTACCGTTGTTTCTATTATAAGATCAGCTATTTGGCGAAATTTTTTTAGGAAAATAAAATGAAAACCATTGTACTCGGACCTCCAGGCACAGGGAAAACAACCACACTTCTTAATCTCGTAGATAAATATCTTAAAAAAACAGATCCAAATCGAATAGGATATTTTGCCTTCACTCAAAAAGCTGCTCACGAAGCACGTGATCGAGCAATCGATAAATTTAATTTAACGGAAGATGATCTACCCTACTTTAGAACTTTACACTCTCTAGCTTTCCGAAGACTCGGTATTCAAAAACAAAATGTAATGCAAAAAAGACACTACGCTGATTTAGGAAACAAACTTGGTTTTCCTGTGGACTATGACGAAAATGAACAAGAAATGAATGGAATTTTTTCAACCAAGAGTGACTACTTAAGAATTATTCAATTGGCTAAACTTAGAAATATCTCTTTTGAAAAACAATACGATTTAAAAGAACACACCCAGGATGTTGAATTTAACAAACTTAAAATTATCGCCAATGAATTAGAGAGATATAAAAAAGAATATAACCTAGTTGACTTCAATGATATGATTTTAAACTTCATCCAATCGAACGCTTCCCCTCATTTTGATGTCGTCTTTATTGATGAAGCCCAAGATCTATCCTTAATGCAATGGGACATGGTCAAGACGATATGGAATAGAACAGAAGACAATTATATAGCGGGTGATGATGATCAAGCTATTTTTAAATGGGCTGGTGCTGATGTAGATAGTTTTATCACGCTCCAAGGAAAATTTATTAATTTAACTCAATCTTACAGAATCCCAGCCAAGATTCATGAAATTGCTATGAAAATCATTGGTAAAGTTCATAATCGTATTCCTAAATTATGGAAACCTAAGATGAAACAGGGAAAAGTTTCTATATATTCTGACTTTAGAAATATTGATATGGCTCAGGGAGAATGGCTCGTACTCACTAGAACACGGTCTTTATTAGACGAATTAGAAGAAGTACTTTATCAAAAAGGATATTTCTACAAAAATAAATTTAAAAAAGCATATGAATCGGATCTCTATGAATCAATTACTCAGTGGGAAAAATGGCGAAAAGGTGGAACGCTAGATTATCAAACTGTTTCTCAAATCTTTACTTATATGAGTCCACGCCATTTAGAAAAAGAAAAATTAGCTATTATGAATAAGGATAATTTTTATTCTTTAAAAGAATGCCAAGATAAATATGGACTACACACCGATAAAGTATGGTATGAAGCTTTAGATGAAGCACCTTTTAGACGTGTTTCTTACATTAGAAAGATGAGACAAAATGGAGAAAAACTAAATCAAACTCCGCGAATTATTCTCTCTACCATCCATGGAGCAAAAGGAGGTGAATGTCAAAACGTTGTTCTCCTCACTGATTTAACAAGACGAACTTACGGAGAATATGAAAAAAGACCTGATGACGTCAATCGATTATTTTATGTAGGGGCAACACGAACCAAGGAACATCTTCATATTGTAGAACCTAAGGATGTATATAAAAGTTACCAACTATGAGCGTGTATAAAAAACAAATTGGAGGAACTCATTACAAAGATATGAGAATCCAACCAAGCGAGTTTATTAACAAGAACAAATTGCTTTTTGCAGAAGGGAATGCTATTAAATATATCTGCAGACATGCATCTAAAGGAGAAATTAAAGATCTAGAAAAAGCAAAACATTATATTGATATGATTATTGACAGAGATTACGATGATCAACCCAACATTAAACCTTTACCTCCAGGATATACCTTAACAACCAAATGAGCATTCAACCCCCTCTATTTGCACCGCAAACCGAATGGCTTCCTCCAGAAACCTTTCCTAACTTATCCAAGTACGATGAAATTGCTATTGATTTAGAAACCAAAGACGTCAACCTTATAAAAATGGGATCAGGATCCGTAAGAGGAGACGGTGTCATTACAGGCATTGCCGTCGCCGTTAAAGATTGGTCGGGCTATTATCCTATCGCTCATGCTGGTGGAGGCAATATGGACAGAAAAAAAGTTTTAGAATGGTTTAGAACTGTTCTAAAGACCGATGCCACTAAAATTTTTCACAATGCAATGTATGATATTTGCTGGATCAAGACTCTTGGCAATATTGCCATTGGGGGAGATGTCGTTGATACGATGATTGCCTCAGCCTTAGTCGATGAAAATCAATTACGTTATGATCTTAACCATTGTTCTCGACGTTATACAGGACAAGGAAAAGATGAAACAGCACTTTATAACGCAGCAAAAGAATGGGGCGTAGATCCAAAACAAGAAATGTATAAACTACCAGCCATGTACGTTGGAGCCTACGCACAGCGTGATGCAGAATTAACATTGGCTCTTTGGCAAGAATTAAAAAAAGAAATTGAGCATCAGGATATTGAGGCTATTTTCAAAATGGAAACCGAACTTTTTCCTTGTCTGGTTGAAATGCGGTTTCTCGGAGTAAGGGTAAATCAAGAACAAGCAGCGATCGAAAAGGAAACATTACTGGAACAAGAGAAACAATTACTTCATGAAGTAAAACAAAGCACGAACGTTGACGTTCAGATTTGGGCAGCAAGGAGTATAGCCCAGGTCTTTGATAAACTCAAACTTCCCTACGATCGAACCATTAAAACCAAAGCACCTAGCTTTACTAAGAATTTTTTATTTAATCATCCTGATCCTATTGTTAAAAAAATTGCTAAAGCCAGAGAAATTAATAAAGCCCATACTACCTTTATTGATACGATCCTTAAACATACACACAATGGACGTATCTATGCTGAGATTAATCAACTGCGAGGAGATAATGGTGGAACGGTAACAGGGAGATTTAGTTATAGTAACCCGAACCTTCAACAAATTCCAGCACGTAACAAAGATCTTGGACCACGGATCAGGTCTTTATTCATCCCTGAGGAAGGCCATACATGGGGTTGTTTTGACTATAATCAACAAGAGCCTAGGTTGGTAGTGCATTATGCTTCACTTCAAAATCTGCTCGGAGTAGAAGAAGTTCTAAACGCCTATAAAGATGGAGACGCAGACTTTCATAGTATTGTGGCTGATATGGCTAACATCCCTAGATTTCAAGCGAAGACTATTAATCTAGGATTATTTTATGGAATGGGAAAGAATAAATTGCAAGCTGAACTAGGAGTCAATAAAGAAAAAGCTGAAGAAATTTTTAGCCAATATCATACCAAGGTTCCTTTTGTAAAACAACTGATGTATGCTGTTATGCAACGCGCACAGAACAGTGGAAAAATTAGGACTTTACTCGGTCGATTGTGCCGATTTCCTTTATGGGAACCTAATCAGTTCGGGATTCATAAGGCATTGCCTCATGATCAAGCGCTCTTGGAACACGGACCAGGAATTAAAAGAGCATACACCTATAAAGCTTTAAACAAATTAATACAGGGATCTGCTGCCGATATGACCAAAAAAGCTATGATCGAATTATACAAGGAAAAAATTATACCCCACATTCAAGTTCATGACGAATTAGACATTTCTGTGCATAATATAGAAGAAGCAACCAAAATAAAAAACATTATGCAGAATGCTGTAACCCTTGAAATTCCCAACAAAGTAGACTATGAATCTGGCCCCAATTGGGGTAGTATCAAATAGGAGGAACTATGGAAAAAGTAAAACAACTTTGGACATTAGCAAAAGCTAATCCAAAGATATCTGCCACTGTTGTGGTAGTAATTGTTGCTATTTATTTTTTAGCAAACTAGGATTATATGTTGCATGGCTTACTTGAACGCAAACATTCCTGCCACGTATGCGCAGGTAAGAAGAGAATATTTATATGACCTTAAAGAGCACCATGGAGAAGTGGAAGACTGCTTACTCTTTGGGTTTGCATCGATTACAGGGCGTCCGATACTCTTTCATGCAATTATGGAAAACGGAGCTGTATTCTACCGTTTGCCAATCTCTGCGTTCATACAAAGAGGCTTTGATGTCAAAGAGGTTCCTAGGATGCGACTTGACGAGCTGGAGTTATGGAATTGCTTTAGTTACTATCCTAGCGTTACTTCTTTTGATGTCTTGGACGGTCAGTCCGGTAAATTCATAGGAAAAGATAAGAAATGGTATGCCGGTGCGTATCTTTTTACAGTTGACTGGGCTCATCCAGAGAGTAATATAGTCGATACAGATCATTCGGAGATTCCGCAGGAGCATAAATGTGCACACATACTTGCTTTAGAAAATGGTAACTACGCTGCTCAGCCCAATAACCGACTGATTTGGAGCATTCCTTCCTTTACGGTAAGGGATGAGATTCCTTTTGACTGGAAAGTTCAAACCAGTGAATGGAACGTAGAAGATAGTAGAAAATGGAAAACAGAAGATTCGGATAGATTCTTCTATAACATTGAGGAGACTAAAGATGATTAAATGGATAAAAATAAAACTTAAAAAGTTTTGGGATTTTATAAGTAAAGATGGCTGAAGTTAAATGCAATAATTGTGGCTGTAATTGTCACTGTTCTTTAGAAGAACATTCTGATATGTATGGAGTGTGTTCTTGTCACGCCTGTGCATGTGACAAGGGAGTAGTACAAGATGACACAGGGGAATGTGAAACGTGCCAATAGATCTAAAAAAATGTTGTGGGATGCACTCAAAAGAAAAAGAAGACAACGGAGAGTGCTGTCAAACAAAGGACGAATAAGACGACGCACACGCGTTGACGTATGAGAATGAAACCAAAAGGAGCAACAATGAATAAACTATTCTTGGTGTTAGCCCTATTATTTGCCTTGAGCGCCTGCTCGGTAGGCAAAAAATGTACCTATACACAGGATGGAACCAAGATTTCATCGTGGGTATGGTTTTATGGGAGCGACAAACCAATCGATCTAGATAAAAACAATTGTAACTAATGGCCCTAAAAATTTCCGACGAAGCTAGGGTGCAAATGCCGATGAAGACGGTTGCCTCCCTAATCGCTCTCGTCGCAATTGGGACCTGGGCTTTTTTTGGCATTCAAGAAAAATTAAATCAACACTCGACTAAGCTAGAAATCATGGGGAAGGATTCTGAACTTAATACTGAGTTCAGAATTAAGTGGCCTCGGGGACTTTTGGGGAGTTTGCCGGCAGACTCCGAACAATTTATGTTAATAGAAGAATTATATAAACAAATGGATAAACTACAAATACGAGTAGATGGTATGCTACATAATGAAGTTAATATTATAGCATTAACTAAAGCTGTTGAAAAATTACAAAATGATGTAGAAAAATTAAAGGATAAACAAAGATCCTTTAGTAATGGAACCCGATGATAGAAACCGCTATAGTTTTGCTACTTATATTAAATGGAAATATTATTGAGCACACTTATAAAGACAGTATGGCTGACTGCCTTAAATCCCGTCGCATAGCTCAGCGGGAAGTAAATCCCGAGAGCGTAATTTTTAGTTGCAAAAAACTTAAAGTTAAAACTGAAATATATATGGGTGGAAAAAAAATTCTTAAGATAATCAAATGAAATGGATCATAGGAATTTTAATTGGAATCTCTATTGGAATTGCTCTAGGGTTTAGTATCTATCACTATTTCTTTATGGCTAAGTTTAGTTGTTGTGGAGTCTATGGATAATGAAAGAAAACCTTTTAAAACTTACACATAAAATCACAACCTGGCACGAAAGAATGTTTAAGTATTTAACTAGAAAATCTAAAACTAGCGTATTCTTTTCATGGCTTTTAGTTTTTATTTGTCTTTATGAAATCTTCGAACATATTATAATACCTTTAGCGCTAATTTGGTGGGGGTTAAAATGATGAAAAAAGTAAGTAAAACATTTAAAA